AGAAAACCTTGTTATTTTAGGTTATCAAATGTCTCGAGCCTCATCCTTCATGGACGTTTTTATGTCGGTTGTTGCATATGCGAAAATGTACTCAAAAAGCAAGAGTATTGCTTTAGATATGTATCGCATTATTAACGAATTGACTGAGACGATTGGACCCGAGGTTGTAGAACCTCATGGATGGAAAGATTGGACTGGAAGAGATGTTCTTGACAAATGGGAACTTTTTAAGACGAACACTATCTTTAAAAAGATTTCCTATTTGATTACAGCCGCAATGTCATTAACCGTTTGTACTACAAAAAAGGTTGAGTGGAGTCCATTTGGTCTCCAATTAATCTCGCTTGAAGCTGCAAAGGAGCAGCTTCGTGCTGTTGATGTCATTGACGCACTCGTCAAAACATTTGTTTGGACAAGTGAAGTTGGATGGAAATGTTTTGAGACAAGATCCATCGCACCTATCTTATACTCTGATGTAAAAATTCAGGAATATAATGAAAATTGTGATTGGGTTTTGGCAAAGGCAGATGCTGCTTGTGCTGGTAATATTGAAGATTTAGGTGAGTATGAAAATAAACTCAACGCCGTTTTCAAGAAGACTTGTGCTATGAAGGCAGCTAAGAATGATGGACCGACATCTGTTTGGTTGCAGAAACGCTACTCTGATCTTGTTAGCATATCTGAGAGATTGTCTGCGAAACGCAAAAATACAAATTTGCGTTTTCAACCAATAGGATGGTCGTTGCATGGTGGAACCTCAGTTGGTAAATCAACTTTGGGACTTTTGACTATGCAGCAATCTTTGGCAGCAATGGGTTTTGTTAAGGCAGATGGTACTGTTGATAAGGATCGGATTTTAACGAAAGATTTTTTCGATAAATACGATTCAACATGGACTTCTGATATTATTGGAGTTTTTCTTGATGATTTGAATAACACCAAAGCCGAGTTTACAGAGACCCCTCACACCGCTGTTATTATCAAATTTTTCAACAATGTCGCTGCTCAAGCTGTTAAAGCTGAGTTGAATGCGAAAGGAGTTGTATTTATTGATTTCAAAGTCGGTGTTGTTACCTCCAACGTTAAAGATTTGGGTGCGAGACAGTTTTCGAACTGTCCTGAATCCATTCTGCGACGTTTGTATCATGTTGAAGTTGTTGTGAAGGAAAAATTCCGCAAAACCGGAAGTTTGACTTTGAATAAGAAACACCCTGAGATTAAAGGGTCTGCAAACTTGATTGCCGATGTATGGGATATCAAGATTGAAGAAGTTTTGACTTATGAAGTCTCACCAGGGCAAACATCTTACAAGTTTGAACCTTTGATTGTTACTATGGATGATGGAAGAACCTTAAATTGCAAGCAATTGGGTTTGGAAGATTATTTATCCGTTGTGATACAACTTTCGAAGGATCACAAATCGGAGCAAGATGATTTGCTTCGTAAGAACGCTGCAAGCGCTCAAGCAAGTTTTTGTCCTGTGTGCAAGCGTTTTCCAGA